ACCTTGCCCTACTTGCCCTACTTGCCCTGTTCTGATATTGACTGCATTTTTTTTTGATTTTCGTAATTGGTATAAGGATTTATATGTTATATATAATAGGAAGGAACGAGTACTGGAATAATATATTTGGTTAGTGTATATGGCAGCTTTTACCAACAAGGGATTTCAAAAGCACGATGACTATATGACCCCGAAGAGTGCTTGGGAAGCAATCAAGGACTACATACCAAATGATAAAGTTATATGGGAATGTTTTTATGGTAATGGTGATAGTGGAAAATATCTTACTGACCTTAATTTTGATGTCATACATGAGGAAATTGATTTCTTTGATAATAATCTTGGTGAAGTTTTAGTAAGCAACCCACCTTATAGTATTAGTGAAGCTGTTGTTAAACGACTTGCTGAAATTGATAAACCATTTATTATGATAATGCCTGTATCAAAATTAAATACACAATATTTTCGTAGTGTATTCAAGGATAAAATACAAATTATTATTCCACAGAAACGGATACATTTTGTTAAACTTGTTGATGGTAAAGTTCCAGATAAATGGAAGAATGCTTGCAACTTTGATTGCTTTTATTATTGTTATAAAATCGGCCTCCCAAAAGATATTGTCTGGTTATAAATTAAATGCGTTTAATTGCAAAAAAAAAAATTATTAAGAATTATAAGAAACGACAAAAAAATGCCCTTTGGTTTTATATATAAAATATCGTCCCCTAACACCCAAAATGTGTATATTGGTAGTACTACCAACAAGTATTTATCTGGAAGGAAATCAAAGCATGTATATGACTATAAAGGATTTTTAAATGGAACACGGCATTACCGAACTTCTTTTGAAATCCTTAAATATGAAGATTGTGTATATGATATGTTAGAACGATTTGAATATAACCATGTAAGTGAGCTTCGGCAAAGAGAATCAGAAATTATGAGGACATATACAAATACAATAAATAAATATCCTTCAGGACTCCGAGATCCAATTTTAGTTTAAATAAAATATCGGTTCTTATTAAGAACCTTTTAAATGGAAAATAAAGGACTTACCCCCAAGCAAAAAGCTAATCTACCTGTTGCTTTACAAAAAGCTATATTAAAAAAACGAGAGGTCGGAGAACCTGAAGGAGCACGATCCCGCTCTGTTTCTCCAGTTCGTGTTCCCCCAGAATCAGAAAAGAAACCCCGTAAGAAACGGACAACTAAACCTAAAGAACCAGTTGTTGATACTCCAGTAAAAGTACGCAAAAAACGAGAACCCAAAGAGAAACCAACACCTATCTATGTGTGCCGTGAAAAAGCAACGGGATTATATAAAAGATGTTCTACGCCAAAGAAAGAAAAGGCAAAAATGTAAATTACCTAAAGAATTAGGGATATATATAGTATATAAAGCAATGAACTCACTTGAAATGGACGCACTCGCAAAGGAATTATTTCAGCCCTACCTTATCAGAAGTCATAAGATTAATTTCCTACTTGAAGAATTGAGTAATTATCATCGTGCAGAAGACAAACTTATTGATAATGTAAAGGACTTGTTTCCTCCAGAATATCTTGATGACCTTATCGGTGATTTAGATTCTTATTACAAACAAATTAGCAACCCACATGTTTCCTGAAATTAGCAATACCTTGTTTAATACTTTTTGCACTCCACAATACCCATCGTGAAAGACTACCAGCATTAGCTGTAGTCCAGTTTTCATTAACCCTATGACGAGCTATGTAAGCGTCCCGCTTTTGTTCCGATGCCCCTTCTGCAAAAGTTGTACTGGTTTTGCTTCCAAATTGTATCGTCTTTCTATCTTGGGGCTTGCATTTTGTTTTCCCTTTACATTCGCAAAATACCCCGATGTACTTTTTGGTTGAGTCTTCTGGTGTAGGATGGACTGATATTAATTTCATTTACCTTATATAAATATATTATTCTGTTTAAAAACAAAGTTATTTATTGACGACACAAAGGGCATATTGATAATTTTTGTAAGCACATAAAATGCCCGTAATGACCGCATTGTAATACAACACAACACCTTTGACAACATATAGCATCTAAACAAATAGAACAATCCATTGGTTCATTTGCTATTTTCTTTAATCTTACAAACTCTTTAGCCAAGAACTCACTGACAGGTTGATTAGGAGTTTCGTTATTACCAAGTATGTATCTAACATTAGATGGTACATTCGCACTACCACGAGCCATCTTATAAAGGCTGGTTATTTTATTTTATTTATTTAAACTTGCATAAAAAATGAAATTACTTAAGGAAATAAAATATATATTACATATATAGGGAAAGATAAAATGGACTTTGATAAAATTGCCAACGAACTCAAAGAATCCAAAGTTCAAACCAACAAGTACATTGGAATTGGTGAAGGAACTATAAAAACTTACATCGCAAAAGTCAAGTATCTTGAGAAGCAAGAGGTTCTTAATGATAAACTTAATGACTTTATAAATACTACATATACCAATATCAACACCAAGTCTGCATATCAAATTGCTATTATGGGAGTTGCAAAACACAGCCCTACATTTGCCGAAGCATTAGGAACGGACATTATTAAAGTTATTACCGAACAAAACGAAGAAGTTATGAATGAGATCAAAGGTAATCCCAAGCAAGACAAAACGGAGAAAGAGGAAGAAAACTGGATTCCACTTAAAACTCTTAAGAAACTTGCTAAAGAAAAGACCCTTGAGTTTAACGAGCAGGACAATCTCCTGATTGCATGTTATACTCTCATGCCACCTGTTCGCTTGGATCTTCACGATGTTAAGATTATCCGGAGTGCCTTTATTGACCCTGAAACCAAAAGACCGGAGGGCATTACCGAGAAACAGAACTACATCAGGATTTACAAGAAGTCCGGCAGGACATACACTGACCTTGTGTTAAATGAATACAAGACCTCTAAAACTTACGGGATATTTAATGAGCGTCTTCCCAAGCCTATCACCGACCTTATTCTGAAGCTTCCAGTGAGCCAATCTCACCTGTTTCAGAAGAAAGGCGGTGATGCATTTAGTTCCCCTGAAACATTCGGAGTGTATCTCCGAAGTGTGTTTAAGAAACTTACTGATAAGAATATGTCTGTTGATCTGCTCCGTCATATCTACCTTACAGAGTTTCGCAAGGGTGAAAAGACCGAAGAGCGTAAGCAAAAGATTGCAAAGAAGATGATGAATAGTGTAGCAGAACAAACCAATTACCTACGAAAAGACGCATCCACCCAGACAATTGAATAAACTTTTCTTAAGGAAACGACTTTTCCTTAAGGAAACCCATTTTACATGAAAAAATGATTTGTTATTTTTACTTTTTATATTTAGCATATAAAACGCAAAGATAAAAATTACTTAAGGAAATAAAATATTGTATATATATAACATATACACAATGGCCGGCGTGAATATTATTGAGTTCCTTAACAAGCACAACATTAAGTACCAGCCAATCAAATTGGAGTTCATCACTGATGAGGTAAGTGGTAAAATAACAAAAAACATAGAAACAGCTTGTAGTCAAATTATTAAGACAAATGATTTTAATCCAAAGAAACCCATCACAGACGCTGAACTTGCAAGTCGTAAGGAAAAGTATTCCGACTACGATCACATTGCTATTGATACTTGGCAATTACAGCAACTTGACATTGATGTCAAAGACTACAATCCTATATTTGATGAATACATGAAGACAATGCCTTACTATCTGTCAAGTGCTAAAAAGATGCCCCACATCTTTATCAAGTCTAAAACACCAATGCCTAATCAACACCCTGCATGTAATGCTGAATACAAAGGCATTGACATCTTGTCCGGACAATGGGCTTGGGTTCGTAAAGATGAACTTGTTATTAATGGTGAAAATGATATTCAGGAAGTAGATATTACTTTCATGCTCCCAAGCAAAGAACCAAAGAAAGAAAATCCACCCAAAGAACTAAAGAAAGAAAATCCACCCAAAGAAACCAAAGTCAAAGTCAAACCTACCAAGGTTGTCTTTCCTACTAATACAAGCTTCATTCAAAAACTCTTGGGGTGCATTCACAATTCAAGAAGTGATGACTACTCCGAATGGATGAGTATCGGCTTTGCATTGTATAACATTGATCCAAAAAATGCAAATCTATGGATTGAGTTCTCCAAGAAATCCAGTAAGTTTGTTGAAGGCGAATGTCAAAAGAAATGGAGCAAAATGACTACCGGTACTTCCACAATTGGAACAATTAAATGGTATGCAAAGCAAGACAATCCTGTGTTATACGAGGAAGTCATTACTTCTAACATAGAACAAAAGCTTGAGAAAGCAATTGCGTCAGTAGGAGCACATACCGATGTTGCTGACATAGTCAAGGAGTTCTATGATGGTGAGTTTGTATTCAACAATAAAACTTGGTTTCATTACGATACTAAAAAGCATAAATGGGTAAGAAACGACGATAGTAATGTACTTCGTAAAAATCTAATTCAGATTTCAGCACAATTTATGTTAAGAAGTTCTTACTGGGCCAAGGAATCAGCTAAAGAAGCTTCTAAAGAAACTCCCGATATTGATTATCTGGAAACTTGTCAAAAACGAGTAAAAATTAGTAGTAAAATTGCTTGGGATCTCAAAGACGCTACATATCGTAATCATATTATGACTGAATGCAAATGTATCTTTACCGATGATACAAAGTTTGACGCACTCCTTGATACAAAAGGGCATCTCATTGGATTTACCAATGGTGTGCTTGACCTTGAAAACTTTGAGTTTCGTGATGGACGGCCTGATGATTTAATCAGTATAAGTACTGGGTATGATTATATTCTGGACTTTGACATGGCAGTTTTAGAGAAAATTAAAAGCCTTGTGGAAAGTATCTGGCCTGATAAACAAGATGGTGAGTTCTGGCTAAATATCATGAGTAAAACATTAGATGGTAGTCTTGTCAAAGAAGATTTCTACATTCACAACGGAAATGGTGGTAATGGCAAGGGCTTACTCAAAGACCTTATGAAATTAGTCTTTGGTGAGTACTACCAAGATATGAATAGCTCAATGCTTACTATAGCAAAAAGTACTCGGAGCGGAGCAGAGCCTGAAGTGGCTAAACTCAAAGGAGCAAGGTATGTAGTTGCAGTTGAACCAGCGAATAATTCAGCATTTCAAATGGACCAAATTAAAGCTTGGACTGGTGGTGATAATGTTTCCGCAAGGCAGTTGTATAAAGGTGATGTGTCATTTAAACCTCAATTTACTTTACATTGTGAGTGTAATCAAATGCCTGATATTCAGAATGTATTAGACAGCGAAGTTCGTCGTATCAATGCTCTTGAGTATCCAATCAAGTTTTGCGAAGATCCCGATCCCAATAACCCTTTACAAAAACCGGTTGATAAAACTTTAAAACCTACATTTGAAAAAGACATTCAATACAGACAAGCAGGCATGTGGTGGCTTGTGGAAAACTACAAGCTTATCAAAGGGAAAACAATTGCCAAGTCTCCCAATTGTATTCAATTTACTAAAAGGTATTTACAAGGTACTGATCTCATTACAGGATGGTTTGCAGATAAAATGGAATACAAGGCAAAAACACACACACCAAGTAGTACTCTTTACCCAGACTTTAGTAATTGGTGTAAAATGAGTGGCATAAAAGGGATGCCTACAGCTAAAAACTTTAAGGCAGATTTTATCAAGAAAATTGGTATTCCAGAAACTAAAAGAGGTGTAATGGGATTTGTCGGTATTGCATTCAAATCGGAAAATGACTCCGACAGCGAAACGGATAATTAAAAAATCGGTTCAGGGCAAATTAGGGCAAAAAGGGCAAGTAGGGCAAGGTTTTGTCAAAGTGTTTTCATTCCACCCCTATGGGGGACTTTGCCGATTTGTTGCCCTGTTTGCCCTATTTGCCCTAAAATGCCCTTTTTTATTTTTACTTTTTTTTTTATTTTTTACTTTTTTTTAATTTTGAAACCTGTATCCTAAATTAGCAAGTCCTATAAGATGTTGAGTATGATAATTTATTTTTGGTTTTTCTGGTTGTGTGGGGGGAATAATTGGTTTTTCAGCATGATTTTTCCATTTGATAATCTTTTTTTTAGGTACTTTTATGGTAGTGTATTCATCGTCAGAATCTGATTCTGGTTCTGGTTCTTTTACTTTTTTCTTTGGTATATCAATTGCTTCACTTTTAGGAAGTGGTGGAGGTGGTTCGGTACTTTTAGTCGGTAATGAGTATCCTTTAGCATCAACTTCGTGATCGGTGCTTGTTTTGGATTTTGTTAAGGGGGTTTTTTCAATCTCCTCAACAAGTTCTTGTTTTATTTTTTCTTTTATGGCCTTACGAGTAGTAAGGTACATTGCAACCTTTGATCTTTCTTTTTCTGGGATATTATCAGGTAATTTACTTTTAGTATCTTTAGCAGAGTTCCTTAATTCTGAAGCACGCTCACGAGCCAATCTTAACTTATCTAACAATTCTGGTGTCATTTCACGCTTCTTTCGTGTCTTGGCCGGTGTTTTGGAAGGTTCGGGTTCTGGGATTTCGGGTTCTGCGTCCATGTTGATAGAGTATATACACTTAATAGATATTTTTTTCTATCAATTAATTGTAATTCTATCAAAGTTAATTATCATATAGATTAAATGGACTGAAGACCACTGCTCCAGAAGCAGTGCTACTTGCTTGACTTATAGCATCATAATCGGGACGAGTACCTCGTGGTGTGCTTAAGCGTTCCTTTCCAGAATATCCACCACTTGGATATTTGTTTCTCATTGCTGGAGTTGCAATCATACCAGATTCACCAGTCTGGGCTGTCTGTGTTAATCTACCACTATTTACTTTTTTAGAAGTAGTGTATGTTGCTACATTACTTTTAGTCATTTCTAAAACACTTGGAGGATAATCACCTTCAGTCTGTGTTGCCATATTATTTGGTTCAGGAGCAAACAAACCCCGTAGTAAATCTAAATTAGGTCCTCGTTGGGCTGTAGGATAAATTGCTGGTTCAACAATGTTAGTATCTGGTAATGCTAATCTATCATATACTACAGGCATCATAGGAGGTGGAAGATTAGAAGGTAAGCTAAACTGGGCTGGAACTTCAGTTATTCTATTGCCAGAATTATTTCCAAGAAAAGTAAAATTACGAACTGGAACTTGATTATCACCCGACCATTCCACAGCAGAAAGTTCTCCTGTTTCTTGATCTACACTTTGAGAAGGTATGCCTTGAAATGAAAAATTGTTTGCTCCTGCTCTGACTCCAAAATCATTTGCTATAATAGGAACGGATACACCATCAACAGCTATAGATATTTCTGCAAGTGTAGGGGGGTTTGTTTGTAATTCTCTTAAAACCATATTGTAAAGAACTTTCATACCAGCATTATTTGCTACAGGTACATTTAAAGTAATAGCAAGACCCATGACTAATTGTTCTGGTGTTTTAACACTTTTGTTTTCTTGAATGTATTTAATGATATATTCCCGTGTATCCATTTTTCTGATGTTCTCTAAAGAAGCATCGTTAAGGATGTCAATACTACGATTATCAGTAAGACCATCAAGAATACGATTGTAATGGATGGTATTTTCCATACGAGCCATTGTTTTGCTTTTACATTTTTCCTTTTGGTAATTTTCAAAGTCTTTGCGAAACATTAAGTTATTTCCAGTTGGTGTGAAGTTTTCAATGCAGACTTCCATATTGTTATAATCTATATCTACATTTTAATTTGGAATAAAATATACACTTTAATTAAAGATGAGTGGGAACTTAACCAATTTAGGATATTCAGCACAGACTAAAACATTGTTTGTTGATAATATTTATTATGATGAGACTGGAAAGATTACAATACAATTACCAACCAGTTTTTCTAATTCAGGTGTTGAAAAGATTGTCCTTGAAACAAATGGTAATGTAGATACTCTTGGATCATTCAAACTTTTTTCAGGAACGGACTTGTCAAGTGTATTTACACGAACAAGTAGATATACCATTCAGCTCAATGGAAGTAATAGTTTTGAAATATATGACAATGTAAATGATACATGGAGAATGCGTATTGACTCTACAACTGGCATTACAACTTTCAACCCCCCAAATGTTTCACCTTGGATACAGAACAATTTAATTGATCCACCTCCAGCAGTAATATACGGCACACCTACAAGTGATACGGGATATTTATACATTCCATGGACTTTTCCAACACAAATCAATGTTGGGTTTATGGCACAATATTTACCACTTATACTTTCACAAACGCTACAATTGTATGTTCCTTCGTTGGCTTGGAATCCTCAAGCAGTTTTAACAGCTAATACAGCTAATTTAAATATCACAGGATTGGTATTAACTGCTATAGCTCCAGCTGGAACAACTTTTACAACAATTACATTCCCAAGTGAAGCAGTCCCCAGAAATGTATGCCTTTTTTCAAATCCGAGTTTATTGAATCTTCCTTACAATGTAAATAACCAACTTAATACATTCTATTCAAATTACAATGTGAATGTTAATAACTCTTTTGTAGTATTACCAGCATTTCAACCAGCTGGGCCACCATCAGCACCACGAATACTTGTATTTTCTGTTGTAAATAGTACAAGTATGACAATTAGCTACACAGCACCACTTTACACTGATGGAACAAACTTGACAACTACACCAGCAAGTATTATAGGATACAAAGCAACATACCTTACATCTGGTTCAACAATCAGATACTCCGGAGCAGTAGCACAAACATTACAAACAGACATTTATGGTAATGTTTTAACACATGCATTGAGCGTACAATTATATCCTGACTCAAGTTATACACTCAATGTCTTTGCTCTCAATAACCTCAATCCCAGTTATAGTCCTGCTTTGGTGGGAACTCAAACAACAGCAAGTCTTACACAACCACCATCACTTCAGGCACTTTCATTTCCATCCCGCTTTACAGCGACGGCTTATGCGGCATCTGATACAAACGCTACTATACCTATAAGTAATTTAACAACTACATCAACAAATTGGGTGTCAAATCCAAGTCAATTCAATATAAACGCAACTGCAACACGAGGAACTCTTGGTACAGGCACATTAACAACATTAACAACGCAAACATTGCGAAACGCAATAACTAATACTGGGCCTACAAGAACATTTACAGGATTTCCAATAACAACACCAGCAACTTTGACATCTAATAATATAACTATTACACCAACAATTAATACTGACGCTTACACACTTACTCCACAACAAGGATTCTTCTTGAATGCTAATACAACATTTACAATTGGAAGTGCGTTATTTGTAGCAAGTCCTTATTTAACAACATTTACAGCTACGCAAACACCTCCAAGTGTTTCACAAACATTAACTTATTATTATGACACTGCTCCATCAACACCGAGTGTAGCAAGTTTGACATGGGACTTTGGTGGAGCAAGTACAACAGCAACACAGATTTCTGGTGTTTATGTATTTTCTGGAACTCCGTTATTTAGATCTACAAGTTCAATAAGTAATATGGGAACTTACTTTTATCGTAATAACTTGATTACATACAATATCAGTATTGGTGGTATTACAACACAGCAAATACGCACAAATGTAAATGGTATTACAGGTATTACAGCAGGGGTTATGGGAACATTAGGCGTAGCTGACAATATAACAAGTTCAAGTTTAAATACAGCGTTTAGTGTATCAACAAGCAATGCAAGTTTGACAAATATTATAGCAGCAAATGTACTTTCTTCAACAACTAATACATCGGCAACACCATTTACAATTGTGGTAGATGGACCATCTTACAATTTAATATTTAATGTAATTTCTCAAACTTTACCGACTACATCGTTAGGTAGTTATACCATTGGCTTCCGTTGTTATAGTGGAGCAGTGGTTTATTTGGGAATATTACCTGCTTATCTTTTTGGATCGTTAAGGTATTCTACACAGGCTTACAACAATGCATTGCTATTGACTGCTACACCATCAGCAGGAGTTCAAGATCAACGACAGGAACTACAATGTGCTAATGGTGTATTATGTAATAATGGAAATACAAATGGATGGAAAAATTACACTGGGTATAAATATTATGTTTCAACATTCAATACTGCAAATTATTCAGCTGTATCAAGTATAACACGATACAGCACATTCGCATGGCAAGTAGCAAATTACGCTGGTTTATATGGAACACTTTCATTTAATGTATATGGTTTAGTTGGAACTATTACAATCTCTGGAGGTATAGCATATATCAATGGATCGGCATTACAATTATATTATCGTGTTGAAGACAGCAATTCACCAGTTCCTGATGGAACACAAACATATATAAGTAGTGTGTGGTGCGACGCTCAAAGTGTAAATGGTAATTCATCAAATGTATCAGCCGCAAATTATAGTAGCCCCGCTGGTGCTACGATTACAACTTATCGTGGTGGTTTGGATACAGGTGCTGTTTATGCTGGTGGTATTTTGACATTACCTGTTTTGTTTCCTTGTAGGCAGTTTAGTGTAAGTACGACCAATGTTGTCATTTATGCTCGTGTTGGAATACCATCTGGTAGTGGTGGATTTACATATGTGTCAGCAAATATAAGTTAATTAAAATAATTGTTAAGTGTAATCAGAGATGAATGAAACGGAAATATTGTTTAACAAATACAAAAACTTACCAACTGCATTCCCAAATGAAACATTCCTTGCTAATCAAGCTGTAGGTGATGCTTTTCCAACAATTATTCCAATTACTCAAATATGGAGTAGTACTATACCAGCAACAGCACCAACTGCTTTAGGAAGTGTAGTTTCATTTACAAATGGTTCATATCAGCAATCTACAGCATATCCATGGATACGAAAATATACACTTACAATGGATATTATTCAATCACCAGTCCAAAGTTTTTGGTATGCTTCTACAGATGTCAATGATCCAATAAATACAAATATATGTCGTGATACAATTCCATTTAATTTTGATCCTTTAGGAAGTTATACCATTCAAGTATTTGCTAATGGGACTCCTGTAAGTCCAACATACACAGATTATCCATGGAATTATGATGACGCAGCAGGAATATTAACATTTTATCCATTAAGTTTGAGTGTTTTACCACCAACACCTATAACAATGGTATTATGGAGGTATGTAGGAAATAAAGGAGGTTCAGCATTGAGTTATTGGAATATTACAGATCCACCATCAGGCACTAATTTAAACTTTGACTATCTCGGAACAACTAAAGCAGTTATAAATAGTTCTGGTAATATAACGGCTAATAATAATTTAATTACAAATAATTTATTACAAATTGTAGATCCAATTACAACTCCATACACATGGGATATTGGAAGTTCTAATGGAACAATGTATTTTAACTATCCAACAGCTATAGTAGATATAATACAGCTAAAACCAGCAGGTTCATTACAACTTAATGGTTCAGCACCATCATTTAGAGTTTTGGATAGAACTAACTCCGCACACTGGATAGGGTGGTATTCAATTAATGATGGAACATTAACATGGGAATATTGGAATGGGACTACAATGACTAATTTTATGACTTTTACAAATAGCAACAGCACTCTGAATGTTCCAGTTATAAAACCTACAAATATAACTGACATCAGCTCATCAAATGGAACTACAGGACAATATCTTACAAAAGCATCAGGGGGTATATCATGGAGTACATTACCAACTATTGGTGATGGAACTCTAACAATTACAAATGGAACTTTTATGACTGGTTCAGGAACATTCACTGCAAATCAATCTGGTAATACCAGCATAACAATTGGAACAAATGCTACATCTGCAAATACTGCTTCAACCATTGTAGCACGAGACGCAACCAATAATTTCAGTGCGGGTGCTATTACAGCAACAAGTATTATACCAACACAAATAACTGATACAACAGCATCAAATGGAACTACGGGACAATACCTCACAAAAGCATCAGGAGGTATAGCATGGGGTACATTACCAACTATTGGTAATGGAACACTTACGATCACAAATGGAACTTTTATGACAGGTTCAGGAACATTCACGGCAAATCAATCTGGTAATACCAGCATAACAATTGGAACAAATGCTACATCTGCAAATACAGCTTCAACCATTGTAGCACGAGACGCAACCAATAATTTCAGTGCAGGAACTATAACAGCAAACTTGACTGGAACAGCAAGTATATCGTCTCGGGCAAATACCATTGACACCACAACAGCAAGTGCTTTAACTTATTACCTCCCAATGGTTGATACTGGAACTGGTTCTACATCTGAAATAGTATATGTTGATACTGGTTTATCTTACGCAGCAGGAACGAATACACTTACAGCAAGCACATTCAATGGTGGAGCAAATTACATTAATACAAATACAATGATTGGTAGTATATTTTACCCTATTTTTGTAAATACATCTGGAAACACAGCAAATCAAATACCATGGACGAACATCAATTTTAATTATACAAACTCAACAAGCACATTAGCAGTTCCAAATATTGCCTGTGGGGTTCAATTAACAATAGGTGGCACACAAGTAATTAGTGCTTCAGCAAGTAGAACCTCATTCACTGGTGGTAATGGTATATCAGTAGCAAGTGGTATATCTGTTGGAACTGCTTATTCAGGATCAGGTGTGGTAGGGTTAAGTATGATTTGTAATGCTGGAGCTACTGATGTCATAGCAATTTATGACAGCACTATTACTACTCTTTTATTTCAAATTAATGGAACTCGTATCACAACCACTTTACCTATAACCGCACCGAGTTTTATTGGTTCTTTGACTGGTTCTGCAACCTTAATTGATACTACACAGCAAACAACAGGAACTTACTATCTGACTCTTGCCCCTTTGACAACATCACAACCAAACGGACAAACACTTTATACTGGTATAGTGTCTTATCAGTATCTTTCAGGAACAAATGGTGTAATGATTAATAGGGGTTCTTACCGAATGCTTGATAGATCTAATGCTACAAGTTTCTTTTGGGACATTTTCACAACAACTGGTAATGCATTGACATTTGATTACAATTCAGGAATAAGACAAATTACAATAAGTACTGCTGGAGTATTAGGTGGTCTTGTTGGTATATCTCGTTTGACTAATCCGTTGTATATTGGAAATACTGATGGATATGTATCTGCTGGTATTAGTGTGCCACTTGCCATGCTACAAAATACTATTGCTAATGGTACTTATAATAATATTCAATTGGGACACTCCAGCGCAAATTATAATTCATGGTTTATGGGTGCAAGATACAACACAGGTGCAAGTTCAACTATTTTCAGTTTAGCACCTTATGGAGTAGGGCAAACTGATTGTTGGTATGTTGATGGTGATGGTAATACACAACAAGCAGGAACTATGACTTCTCTTAATGCGACTATTACTTACCTTACAATTCCACAAGGTAATATTCTTATTTACGATCAGACAGACGGAACTAAATACTGGACTATAAGCAGTAGTTCAGGTAATTTATATTTTAATCAAACTACATCACCTTTTGCTATACCTTTGAGTATAAATTATGATGGAGGTGGTGTATTAACTTATAATCAAAGAAATTATGCTTATTCTCCAACTGGATTGGGAATTGAAATGGATAGTTCTTTAACACTGGAAGGAATTAGTGGATTAACAACAACAAGTGTAAGTAATAATGCTAATGATTTCGCAGGTTTTGTTTCTATTACAAATCCTACAAGCGTAGCGTCAGGTGCTTTAGCAACATTTTCAATACAATCAGTTAATCCCTCAAATAGAACAATTAAACTTTCCACACCTGTTAATGTATCCGGAACTTTGACAGGAACAATTGCTGGTGTTAATAGGATTTATGTAAATATGACTGCCATTACAATTACTATGACACGAAATGGAACAAGTTTTACTAATTTTGCTTACGATAAACCTACTCTTCCTTTACAATTTGATTATTCATTTTCAACAACAGCAGCAAGACCATTTACACAACCATTCTTTCAACTTAATTTAACACTTTCACCAACCGATGTAGCAATAGTAGATGGAATACCTACCTACGATGTTTATGTTGTTAAAATGGTTGCTACTTTGACATATACATTAATATCAGGTGGAGGGACATTTACAGGTGCTTATGGTGGTGCTGGTTTTACTTTAAATCTGAATACGGCACACACAGGAACTGGTATTACATTTAATACTGCTGATGCTGCTGTATCTGCTTTGAGTATGGTAAAATCTGGTTTAATTAATAAACCATGTATGACTCCTTATTATCTTACTTCAAATTACACTAATTTGGTTTATCAACGAACATTTACAAGTGAAGTTGGTGTAGTTGAACCACTTTGTTTTACTGGTGGATATACTTATTATGATATTACATGGATGTTTAGTTCATCACCAACTGCTTATACAGCATTGTCATTCAGTCTTGCTAATAGTGTAGGTGATGTTCTTTTGACAGGATACTCTGGCCGCACTGCAATTCTTGGTGATACTTATTCACAAACTCCTTGGACTACCACAGCATTAGTTGCTTATTGTTTTAATAGAAATTGGATGACTTATAAAATAACAATATCACACCCTAATACTGCGAGAGCAAAAGTAATTTCAGGAACTAATAATGGTTCTGCTAATGGAACAACCTTTTTGAATTGTCCTCATATAATGACAGGGCAAAATACTACAACAACAGCATACCCTTCAATGTATTGGAGTGTTGTAGGTACAGCAGTAAATGGAACAATTTCTATTACAGGGAGAAACACTTAAAATATTGGTTAAGGTTAATGGATACATCACAATTTAATGGTGCTTTCTGGTTGGCTATTTGTGCGAGTTTATCTGCCTTTGTAGTAGTAATTATTACAGCAATGAATAAATCAAAGTGTAGCAATGTCAGTTGTTGTTGTGGTTTATTTGCGTGTGTAAGGGACACGAAAGCAGAAGAAGAAATAGAAGAAAAACAAATAGAACTTGAGGAAATTAAAATAACGGGTTTAGATAGAAACCCTCATAAAAATGAAGACAGAGAAATTGAAAGGGCTTGATATTAGTACTGGTAAGTCAAAAGGGTTTGCATTTGACACACCACCAGACCTTCCTAAAGCACATCAAAGTATGTTGTTTGTAGGAAAAAGAGCCAGTGGTAAAACTTTGAGCTGTGTAAATCTTTTGGAGAAAATGAAATACGATCGCATTTTTGTTATATCACCATCGGTAAAATCCAACAAGGAATACATGGATAGGCTCAATTTAAATCCCGATGACATTGAAGACGATGTAGATGACATTACCTGTATAGATCGTGTAATTGCTAAAATAGAACAGGAACGAGACGATCTTGAAGAATACTGGGATAAACTTGCCAGATGGAAGAAATTAAACAGACAATTAAACGAAGGGTACATGTTAAACGATCTTGAGGATGAGGACCTGTTGGATTTATTTAATCCTATCACACGGGAGTTTGACAAACCTAAACATAAATATAATGGACGAGTTCCTATGACTGCAATATTATTTGATGATGTAGTGGGTTCAATGTTATTTACTAAAGGAATACGAAGACTGAATAAGCTCACGATCTACCACAGGCACATAGCCCCGTTCAGTGAAAAAGGTGGTGCTGTAGGCACAAGTCTGTATTTTTTAATTCAAACTTACAAAGCACAGGCAGGAGGAATTAGTAAGTGTATCAGAAATAATACGACCAGTCTGGTGTTGTTTAAAAGTAAAAACGAAAACGAACTCAAGGACATCCAACAAGAATGTTCTGGAGAAATCAGTGAAGAAATCTTTTACAAAATGTACGATTATGCAACATCAAAACCATTTGGATTTTTGTTTATAGACTTTCATCCCAAAGACGAACGATACAGATTTAGATGTATGTGGGACGAATTATTATTACCTGAAGAAATTAGTGAAAAAGAAGAAATAAAAATAAATGGATTAAGTAAAGATGCTGAACCAAGCGTACAGAAAACAGCATAAACATTGGTATGACTACAATCAGCATAATTCAACAGATGGTGAATACCTTGCTTATTTTGATACACCTATTATACCTAATCGGGCACGAGTTAAAAATCCAAGTATTGTTTCACGAGTTCCCAAAAAACAACCAAAAGTTAAAGAAACACATAATTTTACAATGAAAGGTAAAGAACACAAAGATGCTAAACCGCTTTTATCTTTACCAAAAATATCAAAAGGCAAACCACAACCAGCTACGGAACAAACAATACCTGATGATATACTTATGAAAGCAAGAATGGCCCAAGCATCAAGGGTGTATTCAACAGACGGCTTGTCCGAAGCTCAAGAATATCTTGACAAATACAAAATACCTTACACAATTGAAACTGAATTGTCATCAGATATATCAATTGTTTTAATTGACAACGCAACAGGTGAAACCATGATTGCATATCGTGGTACAGATGTTAATAACCCTAAAGACCTTTTAACAGACGCTCTTGCACTTTTTGGTAAAGAAAAATACTCCATTGAATACGCCGAAGTAAAACAACAGCTTGAAGCAGTAGAGGAACTCTATGGAACACCAAAAGAACTTGTTGGTTTTTCACGAGGCAGTGTCTTGTCAATGAATCTGGGAAATGAATACAATATACCAACAACTGAATTAAATCCACTTATCAGTCCATCACTTGTAAAGAGTCAAGACACTGGTAGTTTCCATGAAATCTTTCGCACAAGGAATGACCCTGTATCATTTTTAGCAAAAGGAACTAAAGCTGGTAGTCGTTGGAGAGTAAGAAGTATTTTACCACTCAAGGATACACTTAACGCTTGGAGCGAACACAACCTTACACAATTATTAACAAATGATACACCACGCCGAACCAGTATAGAGGAACTTCTTAATAATCGTATAGTCCAACAAGGAGCAAAAGTTAGTGAATACACTATGATGAAAGAGATGCTTGAGTATGTGGAAAAACAGGCAACTTTTGTAGATTATATGAAAAATGTTAATCCTGCTGACTCCGTTCTTTCTGAAACAACAAGGGTATATCAAGGGAGTAATTATACAGAACTTTGGAAAGATCTTGGAGGTACTTTTTCACCTGAAGAAGCACATGCTATATCACAGAATCAAATTGGTACTTCAAGACCTTTTGAAACAACAAGAACTGAAAGAACTGGTTATGCTTCACTTGATAATGAAAGTCGTCAAGCACTTATTGACACAGCTATGGAGAACATGCAAAACACTCTGGAAACATCTTCAAGATTTAGTCAAGATGCTAATGCCGTTCGTGAGGAAATGGTTAGACAAACTACAATTGCAGGAACAAGCCCAGAAATGTCAGAAATGTTAGTAGAAGCACTACATCCTGTAAGTCAGCTCAAAGGACTGGCAGGTGGTATAGCTGGATTTGAAGAAGCAAACTTAATAGACAAACTTTCAGGTGGAGCATTAGGAGGTGTAGGTACTGCTACATTAGGAGGAGCACTCGGAGCAGTCAATACAAGTTTAGCAAGTGCCGCATTAGCAGGAACTACAGAGGCATTAACAGCAACTGCTTTATTACCAGAAATTGTAGCAGGAGCTGGAGGTGCTATAGCAGGGTATGAAACACAGCAGGCAGTAGCTCAAGCACTTAAAGACGCTGGAGCAAATGAAGACACAATTCAGTCAGTCAGTGCTATTACAGGGGGAGCAGTAGGAGGTGCTACAACAGCAGTAGTAGGAATTGGAGCAAGTGTAGGAGCAGCAGCATTAACAGGTGGTGAAATTGGGGCATTTTTAGCACCAGAAACAGCAGGAGTATCAGTTGCTATAGGACTTGGGTTGGGTGCTGTAGTAGGTGCTGCTGGTTATGTAGCAAGTAAGGCAGAAGATTTTGGTGAAACATTAATAGACGAAATTAAACACCCAGCTGTCAATCCATATTATGTTCCACCTGATTACAATTCTATGGATATGAATAGTACAATGGCTTATCTACAAAGACGGGATGCAATGGATGCATTACAACAACAAGACCAATCTCAAGGTATAACTCCAGAACAAAGAGTTCAAATGAATACTCATCCTTAAAAAGGGTAAATTAGGGCAAATAGGGCAAGTAGGGCAACAAATCGGCAAAGTCCCCTATAGGGGTGGAATGAAAACACTTTCACCGAACCTTGCCCTACTTGCCCTTTTTGCCCTAAAAAAGTAATTAAGGAAAGATAAAACCAATTTAAAAAAATGTTTATAGTATATATAACAAATGGAAGATTTACCAAGACCCGAAGTTTCAGACGAAGAACGAATGCATGAGACACGAGTAAGACTACTCAATCAACAATTCCCATTACTTGATCCATTAATGTGTTCTGTGTTATTGAAGTGTCCTCCAGACCTTATGGAGAAACTAAAGAGTTGTTCTTTAATGTGGAAAACACCACCAGCCAGTAGTCATGTACTCCTTGGTAATGTAAGTGTAAGCGACCCAGAACCAGAACCAGAACCAGAACCAGAACCAACATTGCCAGAACCAGAACAGACTCCACCAGTTTCTCCAAGAAGTGTTTTACCAAATAATGAATAAAATTAAATCAAGAATAATAATATTAGTTTATGTTATACAGCAATGAGCGAATTAGTTAAGCAAACCCGCAATATCTTTATAGACAGCGAAACCAATACGATTCAAGACCAGATACAGGTCAGTGTCAATCTTATTCCTAATGATTTCTACTGCTCTCAAGATGAAGAAATGCGACTTACACTTTCTACATTTGAAATGCGAACAAATTGGTATAACATAAACCAATACAACAATGTGTTCTATGTCTTTACACCTACATCAGCAGGTTCGGCATCAGGAACATTTTATCAAGTTCAAATATCAGCAGGTACATATTATGATTTCCTTGACAGGGTCTATAATCCTGATGTAGCATCACCAACAACTATTACAGGACTTGCTCCAGCAATCCAGACAGCACTTAACGCAGCAGGAATTGGATCAGGCAATACATGTAGTTATTCCCCAATAACCCGCAAGTTTTCTATAGGACTGAATGTTTCTGCTGCAGGAAACAATGGAACAATAACTGCAAATAGCTACATTGTTTGTTTAGCAATCCCTCAAGGACTTGCTACTTACATTCCTACAGGAGTATCACCACTTTATACATTCGTGGATACTAACGAAATACTCGGAGCAATACCTATGAGAACATATTCATCAGCATCGGTAGTTCCAGTGAATGCCATGGGTTCAGCAGGTTCAGTAGCATCGGGAATATTAACACTGGTTTCACCTTATGTAGCACAGCTTAATAGTCAAGAAGCGTTGTATGTCCGCACAAATCTTCAGACACTCAATTACAGCACCTATGGTTTCGCACAAACTATCTTTCAGAATACTATTACAGGTTCTCAAATTATGGCTCGTGTTCCATTACTTTCACAAACACTTGATGTCCGAGACCCATTTATTAGTTATGAAGACAAAAATGACACTTTCCAGATTGTTGTAGGGAATAAACAATTGGATAATATTACAATTTACATAACGGATGACAAAAACCGGCCAATACCAAATGTTGCTGTAGGACAGGTAGTTAATGGAATGATGAGTTTTAAATGTTCCATAAAATGGGAGGTTATTCTAAAGGATGCCGCAAATCCTTTTATTCCAACAATTCAAAATGTAAAAGATCGGCTTATTGCTTTTCCAAGACAACCTTAATTTAATTTAATTTATTTTTTTCCAAAATAAAATGTTATTATAGATTATACAAACAAAATGGACGAATGCATTTCTCCCAATCTCGTCTTCGCAACAACCCAGATGTCCGATTACACTCGCAATCGGTACAGACTTGACACAACCAGTGCTACAATTGCTTCAGCAGGACAGATTATTTCAGTCAATTTTCCAGAAGCGAGCTTACTTGATATGAAATCTTTTCGGTTTTTCTTTACGGCAACTTGCTCTCAAAACAACACTGGAGCAGGTTCAGATGCTGTCTATGCTCGTCTGCCCGACGATGGAGGTACTACCCTGATCCAGAAATTAGAAGTCTATCTTAATGGAGTTCAGGTTTCATCAGGACAGAATGAATATAACTCAATGGCTCGTATGATAAAACTTGGTAAAAGTTCTAACGACCGCAATTCTTCTTACGGACAGCTTACAAACAATGCTTTCATTACAGCAGACAGCAAAGCTCAAGTTGCAAATCTTTGTGTTTCTGAATGGAATGGTTTCCTTAATGACTTAAGCACACGCTTTCTTCCAACCAGTCTCATGGGACAGATCCAAGTCCGTATTACTCTTGCCAACAACGCTGTGCTTGTCCCAGCCATTGTTGTAGGAGGCAACGCCCAAATCCCAACATCTCTTACTGCCGGACAAATCACTAATGCGGCAACAATGTCTTACCAAGTCAGCAACATTCGCTTTAGCGTTGATGCTATTAGCGTTTGCCCTGCTTACAATGAGATGCTTTCCCAACAGCTTACACGCGAATCAATGATTAAACTCAATTTCTGTGAGTACTACACCTTCCTTGCAGCAAACATTCTTCAGAATCGCTTTGCGCTCGCGAGCAGCAGCATAGACGCGATCTACGGATCATTACGCCCATCAACATACAATGCAAACGGACAACCTGCTACAGCAGTTGATGGGTTTAATACAGGTGGTTATGTTTGTAATTACCTTTCATACCGGTGCTTTGATCCAGACACTGATGTCAGCACACCAGTCAGCAATCTTCAATCCCAGTATTCCATTAACAATGTTCTCATGCCCCAGTATCTTGAGTCCATTGAAGATGCGGCCTGTGATGTAGCATTTGTGTGGGACAAAGTGGGACAGATGTCTGATGGTATTATCCCAACAACTCGTTCTAACTTTAAGACTGGCTTTTTCCAAGTTCCTCTGCTTCTTAACCACCCCTCTGGTATGGGACTTTCAGTTCGCTCTGGGTACAACTCTCGTGGTGTGAATAGCACAATGATTTGGAGTCTTTACAACATCCCATCAGCAACTCTCCCTGCTTCTTACAACAACATTGTTGTGGTTAAGACAACCGCACAGCTCAAGATTGGAATTGGCAGATCTCTGGCAATTGATTTTTAAATAAAAATAAAATGTTATATTATAACAACCAAAAAAATGAATGACAATACTACTTACGGAAAGAGTATTCCATCAAGACAACAACGCTTTAGCACTAAAGATGCCGGAAGACAAGACCGATTATCAGGTATATTTTTACCTAATATGATTCCAGCATCATTTGACCCAGTAATTCTAAAGAATTATCACAAGGATAATACAATTTTTCAACATGACCCTATGACTCTTCAACGAGCGTTTATGGTTTCTCCTTGTAAAGAAGATGATGCTGGGGCACAGATGTTCGCTCACAGAGCAGGCAAGCATGGAGTTTTCGCACAACCTTATACGGCAATTCCTCCAAATCCTTTGTCTAAACTTGCAATTAACTTACACGATCGTATAGGACCACTTGGATTAGCTGACTTTTCTCAACGGCCATTTTATCAGGCAAGTATGTATTAAGCAATTCAATTAATTATTTTTTACCAAAATAAAATGTTATTATTAGTTATACAAACAAAATGTCTATTGTTTCAGGCAATATCACAAATCTCGGATACTCGGCTCAAGCAAATGTGTTAATTGCTAATAACCAAATGCTTTCCCCCAGTTATTCTCAAAATGAAATAACTATAGGAAGTGCTGCCTCACCATCAGCAACCGCAACAACTGCGTATGTAGCAGGTATTAACAAATACATCTTTTATAGTCCTCTTACAACTGCTACAGCAATTACACAGGTTTATACTATAACTGGACTCCCAGCAACATTCCCAGCAACCTTTTCAGTCGTAGGATCAAACATGGCTGTAGCATCAGCATCATTTAGCACAGCACCAAATATTTCAGCACCACATCTTTCTTTTAGCGGAACTACTCTTTCTATAAACCCTTTATCATCTGTCTCACCAGTATTTGCTTCAGGGACGGCATATCTGAAACTCACCCTCTCATTTACCATTGATTAAATCCCAAAAATAAAATAAAAATAACCGCAATTTAAAATATTGCTTTTATGTATATAAACAATGACATCACAGAAAATCAGTTGTCAATCTTTACATACATACCCAATCAATGACGAAATCCACAGGTTTGTTAATATAGGACAGATTGCTGGTTCAACACATATATTTGAATGTGGAACAATAGTTAATGGTGAAACTGAAGTGAATGCCTATATCAACGCTAATGGAACATGTAGTTTTGTCAATGCTGATGCAATTACTTTTACAGGTTTAGCCGATGTACCACATCATTACCAAAATCACAAAGACCATTTACTTGTTGTAGGGGAGGACGAAAATTGCCTGCGATTTAGCAATGAGCTTCATCTAAAGTCTGTAGAGGCCGAAACAATCAAGACACAATCAGTAGAAACAGATAAACTTCATGTCAAAGACCATTTTAAAGTAGATATGTTAGAGATTAACAAGCTCATCCAAACTGGTTATAGTGATAATAATTTAGCTGGATACACTCACATGAATAAAGCAGATGTCAGTGATTTATCTTGTATCAATCTTAAGGCAAACACAGGCAACATTACTAACGACCTTCATGTAGAAGGTGATGCATATGTAAAAACATTATCATCTAAAGGATTATTTAATTCGGGAAAGGCAGTTCTTGATGAAGTTTCAGGTTCAACTTTCCTTATGGATTGTCTTGAGTGTGAGTGCCATGCCCGAATTAAATCACTTGAAGTTGGTGATAATTTAAGTGTGTATGGTATTACAATTGCTAAAGCATTCAATTCAAACTCAATCATAAACACTGGGAACTTTGTATCACACGATGTGAAAGCAATTACATCTACATTTGAGAGTGTTGATGCTGATGTAGTCAAAGCAGAGAAGGTACTTACAAAAAGTAATCTTGTTTTTGGCAAACCAGATTACCCCCAAGTGTTTTTGCCAAATGAAAAACGATACATTGACATAGAGATGCCCCTAAAGGGACTCCGAGCTTATGGATATGGATATTCTCCTACCCAGTGCCTTGATACTATTATGTTAAAAATAAAAACCGATCACAAACTTGACTCATCTGACATCAAGATCGGGTTTAAATATTATGATACAAAAGATACAATCCCACAGGTGTTTAAACTTGGTGAAATAATTTCACAACAAGCCGACCATATTCTTGCAGTTATAAAATTAAGTGGCAACATGCCAATTTCTCCGTACTGGATTCTTACTGCAGATATTGTTCCATTTTAAAATATTTGTTCTATTATTCCAGTACTCGTTCCTTCCTATTATATATAACATATAAATCCTTATACCAATTACGAAAATCAAAAAAAAATGCAGTCAATATCAGAACAGGGCAAGTAGGGCAAGTAGGGCAAGGT